CCCATTATGTATCATAAAGAAACAGGTAACAAATTTTTTTTTATTCATATACCGCGCACAGCAGGTAGGTTTGTTGTTGAAAATTTAGGACATCATGGTTGTGAGATTATTCATCCTTTTATTGATAAACCCATTTCTTTAGCTTCTCCCTATGTAAGACAAAAAATAGAAGGAATTCAAATGCTGCATGCTCATCAATCTATTTATAACAAATGGAATAAGGTTAAGAATATTCCTCATTTTACTATTGTTCGAAATCCAATCGATAGATTTTTTTCTGCAAGTTCGTTACCTAGTTTAAATTTTAATCAATCGTATATTGAAGATTGGAATCATTTTAATAAAGAAATATCTAAAGAAGAGGATACTAATTGGCTTAGACCTCAGCATGAATTTATATCTGCTAAAACAAAAATATGGAAATATGAAAATGGCTTTGGTAAAGATTTTTGTGATTGGGTAAGTAAAATTGTATCTTTTGCATTTAAAATTAAATCATCTGATTATAGAAAAGTGAATGTCAAAGATAAATTTAAACGAACAAAAGCATTAATAAATAATGTAAAAAAATTTTATAAAAAGGATAATGAACTTATTTAAACAACATAAATATTTAATAATACGAAAGGCTATTTCTTTTGAGTTAGCTAACTTTGCTTTTAATTATTTTCTCATGAAACGAGATGCTACAGAATGGATGCATAAAAATAACTACATATCTGAATACACTCCTGGCTTTGGCACATGGAAAGATAAACAAATTCCAAATACTTTTTCTTGCTATGGTGATACCTTTATGGAAACATTAATGATGAAAGTATTACCCATTATGGAAAAACATACTGCATTAAAACTACTACCTACATACACCTACACAAGAGCCTATAAAAAAGGTGATATACTACATCGACATAAAGACCGACCGAGTTGTCAAATATCAACGACTCTGCATTTAGGAGGTGATGAATGGCCTATTTACCTTGATCCAACAGGCGCGGATAATATTTTATCAGGCCGAGAAACAACAACCGTAGTCAAACCTAACGCACCTTCAGGAAGCCGAGTTGATCTAAAAATAGGTGATATGTTGGTTTATAGTGGCTGTGAGTTAGAACATTGGCGAGAAGCTTTTGAAGGAAACGTTTGTGTTCAGACGTTTTTACACTATAATGATGCCAATGGTAGATTTGGCAAAGAGAATATATTTGACAAAAGACCTTTATTAGGCATTCCAAAATAGTTGAAATCATAACAAATATGTTATAATTATGGCATACGGATTTTTGTATGCTACAGAAAATAGGATTTTTACCAGGTTTTAATAAACAAGTTACAGCCACTGGCGGAGAAGGTCAGTGGGTAAAAGGTGACTATGTTCGTTTTAGATATGGCACTCCTGAAAAAATAGGGGGTTGGGCACAACTTGGTGATAATACACTTACGGGTAGAAACACAGCACTACACCATTTTATTAATGCAAGTGGTATTAAATATGCCGCATTAGGAACAAATCGATTTTTATATCTCTATTCTGGCGGTGCTTTTTATGATATAACACCACTTAAAAGTACAACAACATTAACTAGTGCTTTTACAACAACAAATGGATCTACATCAGTTACCATCACATTTTCAAGCGATCACAACATTAATAAAGGGGATATTATCCTTTGCGATAATTTTACTACTATCACCAATTCTAATTTTGATTCTGATGATTTTGACGATAAGAATTTCATGGTCACAACCGTACCAACCAGCACAACGATTACGGTCACAATGGGATCGGCAGAAAGTGGATCGGGAGCCAGTACATCCGGAGGAGTAAGAGTTAAACATTATTACTCTATAGGACCTGCTCTTGAAGAATCTTCAGCAGGTTGGGGATTAGGACTTTGGGGTGGTACAGTTGCTGGTGAAATTACAGATACTTTAAATGGAGCTTTAACAAATTCTTCAACAAGTATTGTTTTAGATAATTCGGCTTCGATGCCTTCTTCAGGAACTCTTTTAATTGATAATGAACGTATTGCTTACACAAGTAATACTACAGGAACAAATACTATATCAGGTTTAACTAGAGGAACCGACAACACAACGGCTGCTTCTCACTCTGATGGAGCTACAGTTAATGATGCATCAGATTATACAAAGTGGGGTGCTTCTCAAACAGGAGATATTATAACAGCTCCAGGATTATGGCACCTTGATAATTTTGGAAATAAACTTATAGCAACTATTGTTGATGGTTCAACTTTTGAATGGAATTCAGATGCAACAGGAGCTACATCAACACGAGCAACCGTTATATCAGGATGTCCAACAGCTACAAGACAAACATTAGTTTCAACACCTGATCGACACTTAATTTGTTTTGGAACTGAAACAACGATTGGTACGACAACGACACAAGATGATATGTATATAAGATGGTCAGATCAAGAGTCTTTAACCTCATGGACACCTACCGCAACCAATACTGCCGGTACACAAAGATTGGCTGACGGAACACGGATCATGGGAGCAGTTAGAGGTCGTGATGCCATTTATGTTTGGACAGATCATGCTTTATTCGTTATGAAATTTGTAGGAGCTCCTTTTACTTTCTCATTCCAACAAGTAGGAACAGGTTGTGGTTTAATTGGTAAAAATGCAGCTGTAGAAGTGGATGGTTCTGCCTATTGGATGTCTGAAAATGGTTTCTTTAGATATACAGGTAAACTAGAATCATTACAGTGTTTAGTGGAAGATTATGTCTATGATGATATTAATACGGTTCCAAGAAATCATATTTATGCAGGATTAAATAACTTGTTTGGTGAAGTGACGTGGTTTTATCCTGGAAGTGGTTCCTCATCAAACAATCGATCAGTCACTTATAATTATATGGATTCAACTCCTCAAAGACCTGTGTGGACAACAAGTTCTTTAGCAAGATCTGCATGGTCAGATTCACATATTTTTGGAAAACCTCATGCATCTGAATATGACTCAAGTTCAACAAGCGATGCAACGGTGGGTAATACCGATGGTTGTACAACATACTATGAACATGAAACAGGTGTTAATCAAATTAAAGCAGGATCAGGAACTGCTATCGCTGCAAGTATTGAATCAGGAGATTATGATATTTCTCAACAACCTCAAAGAGAAGGATTAGGTTTTAGAGGAGATGGAGAATTTATGATGAAAATTAGAAGAATCATTCCTGATTTTTTAACACAAACAGGTGATGCAACAATTACTTTAAATTTAAGAGATTTTCCAAATCAATCTCAATCCAGTTCATCATTAGGACCTTTTACGGCAACAACAAGCACAACTAAAATAGATACACGCGCGCGTGCGAGATCTATTTCTTTAAAAATTGCAAATTCAAGTACAGGACAACACTGGAAACTGGGAACGTTCAAACTTGATATTCAACCAGACGGAAGAAGATAATGCCAGGACATTACGGAGGTTCATCAAGTGGCAGAGGATCTCCTCATGCAGGAACTGCAGGATCAACAGGACATGGTGGACCAGATCGTGGTGGTGGAGCTGATAGAGATCCACAACCAGTTTCTCGACCTACTTATACTCCCCCTGCTCGTCATCATGCTGTTGATACTCCAACCCAAGTTCAAGAACAAAAGGTAGCTGATGAATTAAATCGTCAAAGTGAGATGCGGGATTTAATTGCCCAGCAGCAACAAGAAAAAGATTACATTGATATTATAGATAGAAATTATGCTACGGATTTTGATGAAACTCCACAAGCAACTCTTGAAGGACAACTCAAATTAGATGAGTATCAAGAACCAAGTGGTATTTTAGATACTGTTGTTGGTGCAGGTTTAAATATAATGCTACCAGGAGCAGGGTATCTTTATAATCTTGAAAGTAATCCTTATAAAGCATCTAACTTTTTTACAGGAACAGGAATACAAGATTTAGATCGACAAGCTTTGTTAAGTGGTTATCTTAGTCCAGAAGATGCTGCAGCCTATCAAACAGGTACTTATGGTCAACCCACAGAAGGGGGAGAAGGAGGACAACCAACCGTTATTGGAGGTGGTGGTCCAGATGTTATGCCTATAGCTACCGCTCAAGTTGTTCCTACAGGGATAAATACAATTCCCGTTGATCCTACTTTAACAGCAGGATACATGGATCAAAATGATTTTATGGATAATATTTACCGTCAGAATTTATTAGATTTCTTTAAAGGTACAGGATATACAGGTTTATATGGCTAAAATTGTACAATCATTAACACAGCCCACTAGGGAATATGATCAAATGATACAACAGTCTTTCGTTAGAGATGTCGATAGTGTTGTTCAAAAATTAAATACAACTTTTCAACAAGATATGAAGGATGAGGTTGAAGCATTCAATCTTTTTTTATCGTAATGGCAAATACCTTTGTAAATAAAAAAGTAGATTTAACTAGCACGAGTGCTACAACAATCTATACTGTGCCGACAGCCACAACGGCTGTCATTAAATCAATACTCGTATCTGAAGATTCTGGTAATGCTGATACCATTACTGTAACAATAACTGACACTGATTCAGCTATTTTTAGTTTATTTAAGACTAAAACTGTATCAGCAAATGCAACAACAGAACTGTTAAGTCAACCTTTAGTCGCTCAGGAAAGCGAAATTATCAAGGTGACAGCAGCGACTGCCAATAGGCTCCATGTAGTGCTTTCAGCACTAGAAATTAAGCCTAGAGATGTTACAACATAGTCTTGATTTACTTGTTAAAAACAAGTAAATGTATAAACTCAGGTGAAAAATCCCTGCCTTTAAGAAAATTAGCTAAACATTATTATGATAAAAAGAATGCAAATACCAAGACAATTATATAACGAAGGCGGAATATCTTCAGTTCCTCTGAGAAGAGAAAACTTTGGATTAGGAAGTAGCTTTAAAAAATTCGTCCGAAAAGTAATTCCAAAAGAAATTGCACAAGTTGCTGTGAAAGCAGCACCTTTCGTAGCTCCTTTTAACCCTGCGGTTGCAGGTGCGATGTCGGGATTAGGAACTTTTCAACAAACAGGTAGAATGGGTCAATCCCTTACTGCTGGTGGATTAAATTATGCGGGTGGTCAAGCTGCACGATATTTAGGTGGAGCAGGATTTCAAGGTAATCCTTTTACATCAGGAGCCTTTACACCTTCAGGATTTATGGGTGGCTTTAGTTCACCTTTAGGAACAGAAACAGGATTAGGAAAATTTTTATCAGACAGAAGATTAGCAAGACAAGGAATTAATATTGATAAAGGAAGAGGATCAACTTTAGGGCAAACATACCGACAACCAGGACAACCAGGTATTAATATAGATAAAGGTAGAGGATCAGCTTTAGGAAATATGTACCGATCACCTACTCCTCTTGTTGATGCTGCAGATGCAGGAACCATTTTTCCACCTCAAGGAAATATGACAGATGCTAATGTAGGTTTTCAACCTGTCAGACCTTACCAAGATAGAGTTATGAGAATAGCTTCAGGTGCTGAACCAAGACCTGATCTTAGAGCAGTAGAAAAAGTTCTTCAAGGTGGTGGTGCAGATGTAATGCCAGCCGATACTTTTACAAAAGCAGCAACTGAAGGCATAGCAGGAACTTCTCAAAAAGTAACTGGTGGAAGCACTGTTATGGAAAAAATTAAATCTCTTAATCCTCTTTCTAAAGATTTTGATTTTACAAAAGCAGGAGATACTGTTAAAGATATAGGAGGTAAAGCTTTAAAAGCAGTATTTACTAAACCCGATGGTCAAGGTGGAACAACTTTAGATAAAACAGCAATACTAGCTGCTCTTATTACAGTGCCTACTTATCTTGAAGCACGAGGCATTGCTAACGAAGCAGGTTTATCCGAGGAAGAATTTACAGAAGATATGTTTAATGCAGCTAAATCAGATTCTAAACAGACTTATGAATCTAATCTTGGAAGTTTCTTCGAAGGTACAGGCTACACAGGCAATCTAGCTAAAGGTGGATTGATTAGAAAAAACTACGCTTTCGGAGCCGATCCTGATGAATTTCCAGAAACTGATTCAGATATTACTATTTTTGAACTTATTAAAGATCAAGGAGTTCCAATTGGAGAACAAACTAAAGGAAAAATTAAACAAGGAGCTAAATCTATTTTAATGGCGGAAGGCACAGGATTATCTCCAGAACAAGAAGCAATGATTGATGGAATGTTACAAAAAGGAGCAGATACTGATACTATATCTTCTATTACAGGAGCAAGTCCTGACCAAATTAAAATTTATCTACAGACACAGAAAAAGAAATTAAGTAAAGGCGGAAGAATAGGATTTGATAGGGGTGGTAACGAAGCTATTAATTTTATACACAGAAATAAAATTAGTAAGGCAATAGAAGATGCGGAAAAGATGGGATTCGATATAGGTGAAATTTATGAAAATGCACCAGAATATGGTGGTGAAGGTGATTTACACAGTTTAACTCAAATCTTTAAAAATGAAAAAATAAGAAAAGCTTTAATAAATGAAGGACACGACCCTGATAAAATTATGAGAGAATTTCTTGTTGAACAGATGAAATCTCAAACAGGTGATTTACCTTCTGATTCTCGTGGTTATTCAGAATTTTTTAGAAAAGGCGGAAGAGTAAACTTTGGAGAAGGAACAAAAAATCCATATGAATATGGTACAGTAGATTATTTTAAATGGTGGTTAGACGAAGGAGCAACGGCTGATACTGAAGCTGAATATATGGGTGGATTTGGCTTTGCAAATGAGATGGATTTAATTAAAAAACTTGAAGAAGCAGGAGGAGATGCAACGGTTTATAAAGACAATTTACAGAAAAAAATTAATGAAAACGCAGAATGGTTTCAATCCTTATCCCCAGAACGACAAAAAGAGGAGAAGGATTACTTAAATGAAACGTTTAAAAAAGATTATGATAAAGGCATTATGCCAGGTCAAGGAGAGTGGTGGGGAAAAGATGTTGTTGGAGATAGAATAAGAAAAGGTAAATCTAATCCATACGAGCCTTTTTATAAGGAAGCAAAACATGGGGGTATAATGAGAAAAGGTTATGCTCTTGGCACAACTATGCCTCTTCCTAGTGAAGCAGGTCTTGGAGGACTTCCCGTTGAAGCGGATATGAGATATACTGGAGGTTTTATGCCTTATGGTGAAAAAGAAAAAGCCGATGATGTGCCAGCACGATTAAGTAAAAATGAATTCGTATTCACAGCCGATGCGGTTAGAGCTGCAGGCGGAGGAAGTATGCAAAAAGGAGCACAACGAATGTACAACACAATGAAAATGTTAGAAGGACAATTAGGATAATGGCTACAGAAACAATACAAAGATCCGCACCTTATTTAGAACAAGCGGGAGAAACGTTTTTAAAAGACATTGTTACTCCTTTAACAGGACAACGAGTTCAAACAGAAACGTTTGCACCGAGTGTTGCAGCGTATGATCCTTTTACTCAACAAGCTCAACAAATGGCTGCTTCTCAAGCAGGTTTGGGAGCAATTTCTTTTGATCCAACAACAGGAGCACCAACTTCAATTGGAACAGGTACAGGAGTTTCAGGTTATCAACCGTATCTAGATCAAGCAGGAACGTATGGTACTCAAGCAGGAACTACTTTAGGTGGTGTAGGTGCCGATATTACTTCTGCTAGAGGTACAATGGGTACAGCAGGAACAACTCTTGCAACAGGATTAGGAACTTTAGGAACAGCAGGCACGGAGCTCGGAGCCGCAGGAACAACTCTAGGAGGAGTTCCTTCTTACTTAACTTCTGCAGCAGGCTACTCGGGACCTTCAGCTTACTCACAATTTATGTCTCCGTATCAATCCGATGTTATTGGAGCAACCTTAACAGAATTCGATAAACAAGCAGCAGCAAGACAACAAGCTATTTCCGATAAAGCCGTTCAAGTAGGTGGTTTTGGAGGAGGTAGAGAAGGT